CTTCAATCGTATTACCAAGAACCCTGGATACGAAATTGACACCACAGTGTACAGTGTAGAGAACAAGAGAAAGATGGAGACCTCTGACCACTACATGTACGATGTCACACAATTAGATGACACAGTATATGAAGAACCAGTTAATTATTTTAATTCTATGAGCGAGGGGATGGATACCTGGCACTCCCAAGAGGGAAGATATGGCGATCCACAATAAATAGTCAAAAAGTGATATGGAAAACCAAAACTTCCTGAGAGAGATCAACAACGATCAGAAAACTCCTAAGAACAAGAAGAAGGTTCGTGAGGATGGTTTCTATGAGGCATCTGAAGCCGATTATAGAGACTTCTGGGAGAACGAAGATACTAGTGAGATGTTGACTGAATAATTTCTAAATAACCGTCTAAATACTTGAGAATTGTTGTATATTAATTAAGTGCCTGCTCGTAGGTTAAGCAAAGGTTTTTTAGACGTAAGTGCTTCATTCCAAGTCAATCCCATCAATAACGATGTGATTGTTACCAGGAATGAGAATGCGATTGCTCGTGCAGTTCGTAATCTCGTCTTTACCATTCCAGGAGAAAAACCCTTTCAACCTGATATTGGAAGTAACGTATCTAGATTACTGTTTGAGAACTTAGATCGTATTACTGCTAGTTCTATTCAATCAGAAATTGAAAGTACTATTAATAATTTTGAGCCTAGAGTAAGTCTTAATGAAGTCACAGTTACTCCCAACTTTGACAATAATGAATTTGATTGTGTCGTAAATTACGATATTATTGGTATTGATGTATTACCACAACAATTATCATTTGCATTACAGCCCACTAGGTAAATGCCATTAGTTAATTTTAGTAACTTAGATTTCTATGGGATCAAGGAGTCCATCAAAGACTACCTTCGTGCCAACTCAAACTTTACTGACTACGATTTTGAGGGATCTAATCTAAGTACAATCGTAGATGCATTAGCATATAACACGTACATTACCTCATATAACGCCAACATGGTGACTAATGAGGTATTCATTGATAGCGCCACGCTGAGGGAGAACGTGGTGTCTCTAGCACGTAATATTGGATATGTACCGAGATCACGTAAAGCCGCATGTGCTAACGTGACTTTTACTGTAGATGTAAGTAATACCACAGCAGTTGCAGTCACTCTCAAGGCAGGAGCAGTACTGACATCCAGATCGACAGGTGTTAATAAGAACTTAAATTACATTTTCTCTATTCCTAACGACATCACAGTTCCAGTTGATGCAAACGGAAAGGCAAATTTCGTAAATATCAAGGTTTATGAAGGAACGTACATCACTCAGACGTTCACTGTAGACACCGCAAACCCAAATCAGAAGTTTATTTTACCAAATTCAGGTATTGACACTGATTTACTGAGTGTGATCGTCAAAAATACTAAGGATTCGTCAGTTTCAAGAAAATTTGAACTTTATAATAGTCTATTTGATGTCACTGCATCGACTAGATCTTACTTTATTCAAGAAATTGGCCAAGAAAGGTACCAACTTTTGTTCGGAGACGGCATTTTTGGCGTAAAATTGGAAAATTTGAACTATATTGAGGCCAGTTACATCACCTGCGTCGGTGCTGCAGCCAACCAAATCGCTAGTTTTGCGTTTATTGGTAACCTTGAGAGCAATAATGGCACGCCAATTAGCTCGGGAGTGTCAATTGTAACCACTGACATCATTTCAAGAGGTGGAAAGGCCATCGAAACGGTCGAATCAGTCAAAAAATACGCTCCTCAAATCTACGCATCGCAAAATAGGGCCGTTACTGCTGCCGACTACGAGGCCCTGATTCCCCAAGTTTACCCAGAAGCCGAGTCTGTATCGGCTTTTGGAGGTGAAGACCTGTCTCCACCGCAATTTGGCAAGGTGTTTGTAAGTATTAAGCCTTACAACGGTGTTTATCTGTCTAGTGCAATCAAGCAGAATTTGCAATTTGCCATCAAAAAGTACTCAGTTGCCGGTATTAGACCTGAAATCATCGATCTGAAGTACCTTTATGTTGAGGCTAATGTTGATGCTTACTACAACACTAACCTTGCACCATCACCCTCTTTCGTACAAAACATCATTACGAAGAATATAGCCACCTATGCAGACTCTTCTGAGATTAATCAGTTTGGTGCTAGGTTCAAATATTCTCAATTTGGTCAGATTATTGACCAAAGTAATGACTCAATCTGTTCTAATATCACCAACATTGACATTAGAAGAGACATGGTTGCAAAACTGAACCAGTTTGCAGAGTATGAAATGTGCTACGGCAACCGTTTCTATGTTAAAAACCATGGTCACTCTGCTGTCTTTAGTGGAAACCTTCTAGGTTACAACATTAGATCAACCGGATTCACCGTAAGTGGTATTAGTGGTACAGTTTATTTGGGTGATAAGCCTGATATGAGCCTTGAAAAAGGTAAATTGTTCCTCTTTAAACTCAATTCTCCCTCTGAACCATTCATCGTTAAACAGAATATCGGTACCATTGACTATTTGAAAGGAGAAATTCGTTTAAACCCAATCAATATCATCTCAACTATCGTCAATAAGGACTCACCTTTAATCGAAGTTTCTGCTCAGCCATACTCAAATGACGTGATTGGTCTTCAAGATCTCTATCTACAATTGGATGTAAATAATACAACAGTTGACGTAATTGCAGATAACATTTCTTCTGGAAATGACATCTCAGGAACCAACTATATCGTATCTTCAAGTTACGGTTCCAACCGTCTTGTAAGAGGTGTTCCTATTACAACAACTGATGTTGAAGTTACTTCTCAGAATGTTACATCCCCAACCCGCGTAACCGCAGGTTCTCAACCCTCTAGAGCACGTACAGTTACCACAAGTAACAGATCCTCTATTAGTAGATCTTCTTCTACACCAAATTCAGGATCACCCTCAGGTGGTGGCGGTTCATATTCATCAGGCTACTAATAAAAAATGACCGTAGATAGAGTAAAGTTTCAGGAAATTGTTTCTAGTCAACTTCCTCAGTACGTTAGGGAGGATTTTCCTCTTCTGACAGATTTTCTGGAGCAATATTACGTATCACAGGAATATGAAAGTGGTCCTATTGACCTAGTAAACAATATTGATCAATATGTAAAAGTAGAAAATCTTACAAATCTGGTAAGCGATACAACTCTTACTCAGAAAGTAGGATATACAGATACAGATATTAAGGTAAAATCTACCGAGGGTTTTTCTGAGACCAACGGTATCATTAAAATTGATAACGAAATTATATTTTATCCTACAAAGACGGATACAGTCTTTGAAAATTGTTCTAGAGGATTCAGTGGTATCACCACATACATTACCACTGGTGCTCCTGATGAATGTACTTTTGAGATTACAGAGGCAGAATCACACCCTGACGGTGCGTCAGTCCAGAATCTCAATGTTCTCTTTTTGCAACAGTTTTTTACAAAACTGAAATATCAGTTCACTCCAGGTTTTACAGATAGAAATTTCTACCCTGGAGTTAATGCACAGAATTTTGTTTATAACGCTGACAGTTTCTATACCTCCAAAGGTACTGATCAGTCTTATGAAATTCTGTTCAGAGCACTTTATGGTGAAGATGTAGAAATCATCAGACCATCACAATTCCTTCTTACACCTTCTAACGCTGACTACAAAGTAACTAAAGATTTTGTTGTTGAGAAATTACAGGGTGATCCTCTGCAATTACAGAACCTTACCATATATCAACGTGAGACCAACGCTAGAGGGTCTGTAACGAACGTTCAGCTGATTCCCTATGATAGGTATCAATTCTATCAGATTAGTATTGACACTGGATACAATAGAGACTCTGACGTAGAAGGATCGATTTACGGTGAGTTTAAACCCAACCCTCTCACCAAACTTTTAGAAAATGTCTCAGTTGGTGCAACTGTTGTAAACGTTGATTCCACCATCGACTTCCCTGAAGAGGGTAGACTTGCTTTACTTAATCAATCTGGTGAGGAAGTCAGTATTGCTTATAGTGGTAAGACTGCAAATCAGTTCTTTAATGTAACTGGAGTTCCAGAAGAACTAGAAAATAGAATTGATGTAAAGTTAGACAACTATTCTTATGCTTACGTTGGAATTTCTACAGAACAAGAAATCAAAGTAAGATTTACCAACACACTTAAGGATTTTGTAGAGGCCACAAAGACCACATACTTCAGAAAAGACGATACTATCCAGATTAAGTCCTTAGGATATGAGGCACCCGGTAAAAAGAACAATAATTACATCCTTAACGTAAAGACTAAGTTTAAGATTGCAGAAACTGAGGTTGTTGACGCAAATTCCTTTGTTTACAAGTTTAAGGTTTTCGACGGTACCTTCTTTAAACAAGGTTACTTCGTCAGATACGAAAATGAGGATGCCACTGTCTCCACTCTGGGTCAAATTACAAGAACCATTGATCCTGAAACTGTCAATGTAACGTTTAACGTTGCAATTCCTCTCAAAGGACAGTTTTACCTTGAAAATCAGTTACTGAAGGGTAATTCTACAAGGCAACCCTACATTGACAACTTTGTTGCTAACGTTCAGAACACATATGCCAAATTTAATGGTAATACTCTGATCGCATCTAACTCTATTCCCAGATATTACGACCTAGAGACTAATCCATATGACAAGAAAATCACATTTTCGGCAAATCTGTTAAGTACACAAGATTTACCTCTTCCCACTAACCCCACTTCACTCCCTGATCACGGTTTTTACACTGGTGATGCAGTTTATTTCCAAACTGGAGGAAATGGGTTCCAAGGAATTCCATCTGGTGCATATTTTGTCTATCGTGTTGATGAAAGCACCATCAGACTTTCAAGAAGTAAGGCAGATTTGTCTAGAGGGACATATTTTACCTTTAATGGATCTGTAACTGATGCATCTATTTGTTATCTTGAGTTTTTTGGTAAAAATATCAAACCACAAGGTCTATACAGACAAATTCTTGAACCAGTTAATAGGAAAGAGACTATTATAACAGATTCCGGTTATACCGGTATGTTTGTTAATGGTCTAGAACTCCTCAACTACAAGTCTTCTAATAGTGTCTACTACGGAGACATCGTTGACTTCACTATGACCAATGGTGGTTCTGGTTATGACGTTATCAGTCCCCCCATTCTGTATATCAAGGATGAAGTGGGAACTGGAGCCACTGGATTCTGTAATGTTCTTGGTTCTCTTGAGAGACTGGAAGTTGTAGACACTGGTATGGGCTATTATGAGCCTCCTACCATTACAATTACTGGTGGTAATGGTTTTGGTGCTGCAGCAGAACCTAGAATGCTGTCTGTCAAACTGGAAAACTCATTCATCGCTAATTTCCCTAGTGATGTCGATTTGACTAAGAATGAAATCATCTTCTCTACCGATCATAGGTTCCAAGATGGTGAGGGTATCATTTACGAACCAAGAAGCACCAAGGGTATTACAGGATTGACCACAGAGGCTGAATATTTTGTCTTTGTCACTGGTCAGAAGTCCATGACTCTTCATGAAACATCTTCTGATGCTTATGCAGGTATCAATACTGTCAATCTTACTGCATATGGTGATGGTGTACAATATTTTGTTGCAAGCGAATTAAAGCAGATTGTATCAAGTGTTGTTGTTACCAATCCTGGAGTTGGTTACGAAAACAAGCAAAGAGATATTCCCCCTATCGGTGTCAACACCGTCTCTAACTATGTTCAGATTTCTAATCATGGATATAGAGCACAAGAAGTTGTCAAATATATTAAACCAACCGATTCCAGTGATTCTGTTAAAGGT